ATGTTTTTTGATGATGATGATATTATAGAGTTTATAACGTCGAAGATGCCGGAATATTACGAGACATTCTGTAATTTGTCCGGTAAAATCCAACAAATCGACTTTTTCCGATATTTGGCCGTGTATTATTACGGGGGCCTGTATCTTGATCTGGACGTGGATACATGCATGTCATTTAGTAACCTGTATGCACACGGCATTTGCACGTTCCCGGTTGAGCAAAAGGGGATCAACGATACGTTGATTCTGAGCCAAGACCTCGACATTCTGATTGGGAATTATGCGTTTTATGCCCCCCCGCAGCATCCATTTATAAAACGAATTATTGAGAACATTGTCCGGCCGCGTATTGCTGAGAGTGATATTAAACTCGCACAGTTGACATGTACGGACGATGTTCGCGACGTGTATGTGTATTATCGGACGGGGCCGATTTTGGTCACCCAGACATTCATCGATTATCAGCAGGCATGTCCAGATCATAACATCCAACTGATCGAGCCGATTCCTTATAAAGAAAACTGTTTTGGGGATTATGGATACCATTTCAGTTTCGGCACTTGGCGACACGTGCATTCCAATCAAAAGCCGTTATAATTTCCGCATAAATACAACATCATAGTGTCTTGTATTTATCCACGCGTTTTCGTAAAAAGCATGATATGTTCTCCCGTTTCGCGGTGTTTCGTTACATTTACATTCTTATTATGCATCAATTGATCGCTCTTGTGTTTAAAGTATCGCTTTGTAATATTATTCATATCATTCAATAGATCGTATTGCTCGGCCGTATTTTGAGAACCATACCCCGATAAAATATAACACAATCTGCCGCCTTTTTGAAGAACATGGTGACATAATTGTATGGTTGCATCCCAGTATTTTTCGAGCCATTCTTCGTATGTTTTGTATCGCTGAGTGCTCTGCTTTGCTCCTTCGTACATTTCCAAACGAAAATAGGGGGGACTGAAAAATACCACGTCGAAATGTTCTCGATATTTGGTTTTAAATTCTGTAGAAGTAAACAAATCTTCGGATGGTTTACAGAAGATGGTTGTCGTCGTGGTCGGGGACAAACCGCGTGCGATTTCGCGGGTTCTTTTGCAGACATTGGGGATAACATCCGTTCCCACGTATTCGACCACTTCGGGACACTCCAAGAAACCATAACAATAAGACGACCATCCCAAGGTGGGTGTGAATATGCGGGTGCCTTTTAATAGGGTTTTGTTTATCGAATAAACTAAATAGGGATTCATTATGGATGACCGGAAGTAATAAGAAGAGAACACGCTTCCTAAACGGCCGTTTTTCATATAAAATAGAGAACTGGGTGTTAGTAATTTATAGTCGATTATTGAGTGAAAATAAAGATCAGATAACATATCCATGTAGGTGGGGATGTTCTCGATGCCCGACTTTGTATTTTGCAATATATCTTCATAATAGACGTTACGTATCAGATTCTTATATACAGATTCCTTGTTATTATCGAATTCCGTAGGTTTCATCGGCTTGATCGAGAAATGTATTTTATCTTCATGTATCCGCAAGGAAAGGTTGTAGAATCTGGTTAAATACTCATTGCGATGTATTATGTTCTCATAAAGTAGTCTCAATTCATCCTTGTCGATTCCCTTGTGCATTGCATACTCTTTTAATTGCGTCAGCTTGTCTCCGCTTCTTACCAGACCTGCATTCATAAACTGCGGAAATGTTAGTTTACTTGTAGAGAATCTTTCCAGAAATTCATGTAATTGTAACAGTCTCATTTACTTACTATAATGCTATATAATATTCTCTTACTCTTCCTTCTTTACTATGATATTTTTATCTTTTATTGTTATTATTTTGGTGATTGCGTATTGACCGCATGGTCCGCAATGATCTTCGTTGGACAAATCGATTTTATTGTTCATTTTTTGGACGCAATAATCTATATTCCATCTGCCCATCGGTTTGGGTGCATCTCGCGGTATAAACTGTCGGATAAATTTTATTATATTCTTCATGGTATATACATAGAATAGTGTTGGTTTTAAGCGGATTTTTTGTTACATAAAAATAAAAGGGGCCTGACGAATACGAAAAAGAGCCAGTTATTTGACGAAAAGGGGGCCCTGAAAATAGCCAGTTATCCGCGAAAAAAAGCCAGATTTCGCCGAAAAGGGGCTCAAAATACGTCGATTTTCAAGAAAAGGGGGCTTGAAGAATAAGAAAAGAGCCAGTTTCCAAGGACCCATAATTATTTTTGAATAAAGTCGACCTCAATTTTTAAAAATGGACATTTATTTTTGTCCAATTTCCAAAAACCAGAAAACAAATTTGAAAAAGACCTTCGGTTTTTCATTTTAAAGCATAATGCAGTAAATCCCAAAATTATAACGCAAATTCTCGCTGCATAAATTTTAAGTATTTTTTGAAAAACCATTTAGAAATCTTTTCGATCAATATTTTATACTGACGCAATGACTGACGCTGGACCAAAAATAAACGTACCAAAAAAATGCGGCAATAAACCCAACGGAAAATGCAGTCATTTAGTAGATGAATCTGATTTTGAATCCGCATGCAAAACGCCAATACTGACGCAATACTTACGCAAAACCGGACATTTATCTCCGCATACATATGCCTGTAAATGCGGTCGTTTTTATAAACATAGACAAAGTTTATTCACTCACAAAAAAAAGTGTATACATGCGACCGAATCCGGAGAAATGGAGAAAGATGAACCTCATTCTGGTGTCACCAAACCTGCATCTGAATCTCCTGCATTAATCACAAATGAAATGATACTGAATCTCATTGAACAGAACCAAGAATTGCAGAAACAGCTCGTAGAATTGTCAAGACATACTAAAATCGTCAATCACACGACGAACAATACGACGAATAATCAGTTCAATCTCAATGTGTTTTTAAACGAGGACTGCAAGGATGCATTGAACATCGTGGATTTTATTGAATCTCTTAAACTCACAGTCAATGATCTGGAACAAACCGGTAAATTGGGATACATGGAGGGAATCACCCGGATATTTGTACAGGCACTGAAACAGCTCGATGTAAATCTCCGACCACTCCATTGCACAGATATGAAACGCGAAACCGTGTATATTAAAGATCAGGATACGTGGGAAAAGGAGAACGTACAAAAGACCAAATTACGGAATGTTCTCCGTAAAATTGCAAGAAAGAACTTGCAGATGTTGCCGATTTGGCAAGCACAGAATCCCGACTTTCGTTTTTTAGACACACGCGAAAATGATACGTTTGTACAAATCACACTAAGTGCACTTGGACCCGAGAGCAGGGAAGATCAGGAAAAACAGGAAGACAAAATTATCCGCAATGTTCTCAAAGAGGTCGGTTTAGAGAAGAAACCGAGGATATCCGAGTGAAAAAGTATTTGAATATACGAGTAACTAATTTGTGGTATGCATTGTTAATTTCATGTAATGACAAACATTATATGAACTATTTTTGTGTAGGGTTAGTAACAGTTATCCCGCCGGTTTCAAACATCGCACGTGTGGTATATAAATAACGTATTATATTTTGAGGTTTATTTGTTTATTTTTTTTGTGATTTATACGGCAACAAGGGGGGAGGAAGGAGGAGGCCGACGAGAGCCGGCCGGTCTGCGGCGGACCACCTGACTGAATCCATCGCCGCTGTCTGGAGCACTCTTGACATTGTCGCGAGGAGTGCGGTAACGCCGGACGGCCGGACGAGCAACTTGTGCAGGTGCGGCATCCATCGAATCACCAACTTGGCGGTTCGTTCTGCGGGTCTCGCACATCAACGACCCGCCCTTAATTCCAGAGATATCATTCGCCTGGAACTCGTGTCCATCGGTATTGGACTTGGTCAAGGTGAACTCGACATACTCGCCCTGTATAAGATACTTGTACTGGGAGTTTGCCACGCGAATGCTCGAATAATGAATAAAGATATCCTTATTGGAGTACTCGCCCTCGCTCACGGTAATGAATCCATAACCGGCCTTGTTATTAAACCACTTGACTTGCCCTACCATGCGATCTGTGGTAATATCCGTCGGTGTATCAACTGTAGAAGACATCTATCTGATTATGAACTATATATGGTCGTGGGTTTATATTGTTTTCGAATATATTTTTTATGTGATCATCTACTTTGGATCGAATATCTGAATCAACGTCTTATAATCAGGTATCCCCTCGTATGTCAATTGATAACAATAATTCAAAAACTGCGTGATCTGATCATTTATTTTTACACTAATCGGTGCCAATGCATTCCATTCTTTCCGTTCTCCGCGGAATACATTTTTATAATGAAATCGATTCATCACATCGGTGTTTCCGTCATTTTTGGAAAAGATCATCGAAGATTCGTCCCATGGAAGTTCTCCACAATATAAATATATGTACATGTATCCAAGAGAAATCATATCGTCCCGCCTGGATGGACTATGGCCCCGATGGACATTATAACTAACATATCGCGGAGTTCCGGTGATACATTCATGAGAACCCGGATCGGCGGAATGTTCTCCATTTTCGCCGAGATAAAACGTGGCCAGACCGAAATCGATTAAAAAGAGAGAACCTGCCCGCAACATAAAATTCTGGGGTTTTATATCACGGTGGATGACGTGTTGATTGTGAATCGTTTCCAGTATCTGGATACAGCCCGCCATTACCTTATTCACCTTTCGAATGTCCACTTCTATATTTGGTGTAAAATACGAATGTAGAGAACATTCATAGTAAGACATCACTAAACACGTATCTTCTTTGTAAATCCCGTACCAAAATACGATCGGTATTTGTCTGCACCCCCGTTCATGTAAATACTTCAAAATGGACGTTTCCCGCTTTAACATTTTGAAGGAGGTTCTCGAATCCTCGGTTTTTATTGCGACAAACTCGTTGGTTTTATTATATTTTCCTTTATATACCGTTCCAAACGACCCCTGTCCGATTTGATCTATTATCGTATATTTACCCTGAATAACTTCAGGCTCCGCCATTATTATGTGTGTTCGATACGACTCTAAATCATTTAACCATACAAAAATAAAATGTCGTCGTAATTTATATGGCATTATCATTCGAAAAGATAAATAGTAACATCGATGAACTGTTGGATCGGTTTGCGACGAACTATGTATATATTATCATCGTTTTTCACGTATTATACGCAATGGTGTTTGTGGGAGTAATATCACTCAACTCTGCATATATTCAGGCATTTAACATTGTCATGCAACTCATGATCGGCATATTTTTAATATTTCGATTTCATCCATTTCGAGAACATAAATTGCGACCGAACGACGGCAAAATAATATTCGGATGTGCGGTGTTTTTGCTGTTTAATTTGGGAGCAGTCGAAATTACAAACGTATTTTTGAATAAAAATATAAAAAGTTCTACTAATTTATAGTACCTACCCATATGAACGATCCTAAAATAGACGTGAATGAAATATTGACGAATGCGATGCAAGATCCGAGTTTGTTTTCGTCATTGGATATTGAAACATTATTAGATTCGATCGAGAACGAGAAAAACGACTATTTAGAAAACAAAACGATGAAAATGATAACTTCTGACATCTACGAAAAAGTGAATGAATTGACGTTGGAAGCAGATGCCAAGTTGGATTTCTGCAAAAAACTGATTGGGTATCGGTATGTGGATGAAGTGCATGAATTGCACAAGGGGAAACATGTGCGATGGTTTCGTAAACCGACGAAACATAGTTTCACGAATAAATTGACAAACGGCGGAATCGTGGTAGACATCAAGTTTTTAGACAATGGCACCCATGTATTATGTATGAATTCGAAGCACCGTTTCATTCAATTCAAATTCGACAACAGCATTATATTCCAAAAATTGTCGGTCGAAGAACAATTGCTTTTGATGGCATATGAACATACGACGGGTTAACCGGCTGCCAAAATTAATGGGGCTCGACGGAACCGCCCGAGGTTTCGTTCGCATAGTTGCGGTGTTTTTTACGCGTAAGTTTGGAATAATATAGCCGGATTTTTTTGGTTCTCGGCGTATATTTGGTCAGGAAGAAGAATTCTTTGATGTGATACATGATCTTTTGGGCGACAAACACGTCAATCTCGATTTTCCGGGCGATCGGCAGATAATTCGGCACCATGTGAGACTGTAATCCTGCGACGATTTTGCCATAAAACACGTCGGAATCTATCGAAATTCGGCGATTGATGGGGGATTGTATGAATCGAATGAAGATTTCGACCATAGTAAGATGGTGGCAATAAGAGAGGGGTTGTATGTAATAGATGCGGTCGCCCTTCATTTCATCGAAATAACTATTATCAAGGAAACAGACCTTGGTCGTTTTGGGAAGAAGCGTGCATTTGATGAAATCGTTGTATGTTTTATCGTGCGTCGTACGCATTAATTCAACCGTTACATTATTGATTTTAAACGCATATATGATTTGGTCAAACAACACAATGCCGGTTTTATTCGGATTTATTTTATGCTCGAAATAATTGGATATATGATTCGTCCATTCGACCGAACATTGGTTGTTTGTATATATATACACTTTGCTGCATTCGTCGGTTTGTTTTTTCTGATACAAATATTCTAATATGGAGAACATGCCATACCGAATAAACTCCGGATACAGGTCGAGCAATTCATGAAACGGAATATCCACCTTCATCTGTTGCAATATCCGCCACAATACTTCTAAATCCATAAATGATCCGAGTGTTTCATCCAAATCGAATGCCACCACGCGGGGACTATTTTTTATTTTCTTTTTTGAAAAACTTTTCCCTTTATAAACCCGGGTTTGTTTATCGAAAGAATGAACTACGCCATTCATTCGTAATAAAATAAACCGTTATATAAATAATGGTTTATTTTTTGCATTGCAGAGAATGCAACTACACTCCAGTCGAGCCGAATCCCCCGTCTCCACGTTCGCTCGTAGATAACTCTTGAGAATCGACGATTACCACGTAGATCGGACAGAGGGTAGGATGGCAGACTTGCAATAGTCGCGTATGCTTTTCCACCACGTATTCGGGAGCAACCGAATTCGACGCACACAGACGCCGGAATGCACCGATGAGGGACCCGCGATACCCGGAATCGATAATGCCGGTGTGATTCGCCAGCATCAGTGGGGTCTTGGAAATGCTCGACCGCGGATGTATGTAATACGCACATGTGATCAATGCATCGGTGGCGACGTCACAATACACCATTTCACTCTTTAGTAGCATATCGATATATTTAGCATCGACCTCTGTCTGAAATGTGGTCATTGACGGCACCAGCAAATCAAACCCGGAATCCGCAAACAGATTGTGGCAAAAGGAATTATTGTGACTGTCCACCCGAGACTTATATTCGGAAAGGAGGTAGGCATCCTCCACGCTGATCTTTAGAATGGCGAAATTTCGCGAAGAATTTGGATACTTATTCTTGAGGTCGGCATATCGTTGCTGCATATGACTCATCAACAACTTGTACTGATTACTCATGATCCGGACGTACATAAATATATCAACGAGTCTTTAATATATTTTTTAGAAATAATATTGCAGGGTTCAGCGAGTCATCAATTTGTACTCTTGCCATGAGATCGGCTTACCCTCGGCCTTGGTCGCAACCTCTGCATCATCCTCGTGCGTCTTGTCCAAATTGTCGGCATGCTTCACTGCACTATCGAGGTAGAGTTCCTTTAGAATTTTGCCGACGATGACCGACCCCTCGTGTTGATCCACCTTCCCATCCTCGATCATCTTGAGAACCATCAGCAATTTGGTCATGATTTCCAGATCGATTTCGTCTTTCAATACGCGTCTAAAAATGTCGCTGTAATTTTCGAACAAAAACGCACAGGCTTTCTGACATAGAGCGGCAAACTCGGCGGGGTCCGAGGTCCGCATATCCGCATTTTTGGTTTTCAGGTTCTCCATCTGTCGAATATCATCGCGAATGAGAACACTATGCTTCAATTTCCGAATGTTCTCGGTGTTGTTATCGCTGCCCATTTCGTCGATCATACGTTTTAAATTTAGTCGTTCCGTACTATTCATATTTAGATCCATGATGAAAATAATCAAGAGTGTATAATAGTAATATAATAATGGTGTTTATGTGTTTTTATTACAAAACTATTTTACGGTTAAAGTTGTTTAGCGTGTTTTGTTTTTTATCTTACAAATATGTATATCATACAATGAAAATGAATTCGTTGAATGTGTTTTTTGCGTTAATAATATTCGGATTGATTGTTTCGGCCATGCTATGTTCTTGTGTGAATGTGTTACCCTATAGCAACGAATCATTGTTTACCAACCAATACAAATATGAGGCATTCGGCACACGCAGTTTAGAGTATACCAGCAATAACGGGAAAACGATGGATTCCTACAACTCATATGCGATTGCCCAAACACCCGGGGACTGCAAGAAAGTGTATGGTTTCGACGGATTATTCTGCGGACCCAACGTGCCAGACGGCAAACTGGACATCTATTCGGAGGCAGAGGGCAGCCCATCCTGTTTCGGCAAAAGTTCGGGTCTTT